CCCTACGGATCTAAATATAATTAGCGGCATAAGTTTCTATTCGTCTATTATGGACAATAGAGTTGACGATGCCGAAGCAGAGCCATTAAACCAATCTTACTATCAAAACTTATCCTTTATAGGCAAGACTTATTTAGAGGTCTTAACAATGATTATAAGTGGATTTGGTTGTAGGTTATTCCAGGCTAAAGGAGTTTGGTATATTGTTCCTTTAACACAAATCGCAGCTGATAGTTATTACTATACTCTTTATGAGAATGCGATTGCAATTAGTAGCGGCTCAATGTCCGACTTAGGAAATATAGAAGGCTTTACGGGCAATACAAGCAATTTATTTTTTACTGATAATTCACAGTTTAAGCTATTAAGAAAAGGCTATAATAAGATTATAAGCAAGAACGATGCGGAGTTTGTCGATAACTATGTTTCAAACGGGACGTTTAAGTCAGCCGATGGCAATGACGCTACCTTTTGGACTAATACTACTTCATACGGATTTGTACAATTAAAGCAAAATCCTAATTCGGATTTTAATGCTATGAGATTAGACTTACAAAAGAATAGCACAAATCCAGGTTATGCTAGAATTACGACAACTTATTTGCCAGGGTTAAATTTTGGAGATACAGGAAACCTTTCTTTTAATTGTGTGTTAAAGAGTTTTAGTGTAACTCCGCCAAATGTAGTTATGGTAAAGATAATAATTGAAGGTGGCGGCTTTGGTACTTGGTATTTAACTCCGGATAAAAAATGGAGCAATTTTGGTAGTAATTATTATACCGAACCTTACGAAGAGGGGACTTCAGTTTACGACATAAGTATTGATTTACCGCCGAGTAACATTCCCGGTGCTATGAGTATAGAGATTTCAGTAGAAAATTCAACGGTTAATTATTTAGATCAAGTTGTAGAGGTGCAAAATGTAGTATTAACGCAAGAGTCAACCTTTGTAAGTGTAACGACTACAAGCACAATAAACTCTAACAATGATTACGTTTATGAAGCTAATATAGGTTCAGGGTTTAACAGTTCTAATTCTAATTTTAATTACTATCAAGGTTATTTAAGCGACATTGACGGAGTAGCTTTGAATAATTGGTATTCATTAAACTATCCCGATTTCTTATATACTTCTTTAAGTGAGTTAGTAGTTAAGCAATACGCAAATGTATTATCTAAGAACATTATTAATATAGATAGTACGTTTATGAGTATGGAGCCAACAAGCGGACGATTTAGCGGTGCAATGAGAATAACGGCTGACGATACCGACCCAATTCAAATAACAGTAGAAGATAAAAAGTATATCGTAGGAAGTACGACAATGGATTTATTTAATGATACTATTCAAACTACTTTACTAGAGATAACTGATTTAGACAATCCGGACGCAGTAGTAACAACAAATTATGATATTACAGTTGTTAACCCTAGCGAGGAGTCATTTGTGAGATATAGAGGAGAAGGCTTTGAGACAGGCGCAGAGGCTGCGGCTTCAAGTGTTGGTAGTGACTTTGTTTATGCGGGTACGGACGAAACAAATCCACCGGTGGGTTATTTATTCTTTGATAATGCAACACTTTCAACTCCGTTTAACGGTTCGTTCTTGTGGTATAAGTTTGATATGGATACGGAGACGCACGTTTATAAGATTAGTTCGGAAGGGCAGATACTAGAAATTTATAGTTAAATTTGTAATTATGGCAGACTTAATAAAAGGAAAAAATATAATGCTTTACTATCACGAAGCACCTTCGGAAGCTTATCCCGATGGCCGTGATATACCTTTTGCGTGTTCTACTAACTGTACTTTTAACGTACAAGCAGACCAAAAAGAGGTAACGAGTCAAACCTCGGCGTATTATAGAGAATATAAAATAGATATAGCAACCTGGACAATTAGTTGCGATGGCATAGTTACTTTAAATGGTTACGGCTATTTAAACTTTTTAACTATTCAGCAAGAAAGAACTCCAATAAGTATAAAGTTTGTAATTGATAACGGAGCGGACGGCTTAGTGGTAATTAGTGGAACTTGCAATTTAGCTAGTTTCCAAATGAATGGACCATTTAAAGACATAGCGACTTATGCGGTTGCTTTACAAGGAACAGGCGCTTATACTACAACAGGAACCTCAGTCGATCCAGGCGGTACGGTTATCATAGCAGGTGGCGCAGTTTATACAAGAGGATATACGGCGGCCGGAGCGGAGACAACGGTAACTTTTGCGGATATGATAGGCAAAACTTGTTTATACGTTTCTCGTGGTGGGGTTGACGTTCAAGATATTATTAGTTCAGGCACTCCGGTAAATGAAGAGGTTAAGTGGGTTTCAGGAACGGGTATTTTAACATTTAGTAGAGCGTTAGGAAGTGGCGAATATGTAAGGGCATTATTTCAATAGAAAAAATTAGATAAATGAGCAATCAAATAGTCATAAGTTCGGGTGCAAAAGTTAGAAGTTTAAACGGTGTAATCACAGGGACGACCGGCGTATTAGACTCATTGCCTATTAACGCTTCAAATGGTATTCCACAATTAGACGTAAACGGTAAAATATTAGTATCTCAATTACCTAATTCAGTAATGGAATATCAAGGTACTTGGAATGCAAATACTAATACTCCAACGTTAACAAATGGCGGAGCATTTAACCAAGGAGATGTTTATTTATGTAACGTTGCCGGAACGACTGACTTCGGAGCTGGTCCGATTGCTTTTGTAGTGGGCGACCAGGTTATTTATTCAGGTAGTATTTGGCAGAAGGCAAGTGGTGCTTCGGGTACGGTTACAAGTGTTGCGGTTACTGAAAGTGGGGACGCTTTAACAATTACAGGCTCACCAATTACAACAAGTGGAACAATCAATATAGGTTTTGCCGGTATCTCAGCGCAGTATGTAGCGGGAAACGGTGCTTTAGTTACTTTCCCAACGCTTATAAGTAGTATTGGGTTAAGTATGCCAAGCGCATTTAGTGTCGCAAATAGCCCTTTAACGGCCAATGGGACGATTGCAGTAACCGGAGCGGGTTTTGCTTCTCAATATATAAGAGGGGACGGAACTTTAGCTGATTTCCCTACAAGTGGTGGTGGCGGCTCTTCGGTTTCTTATTACCTTAACGGTGGAACAAGTCAAGGCGTTATAGGTGGGGTTACTTATTATGAAATGAGTAAAACGGCTGACACAGGTACCGGAGTTGACTTTCCTAAAACGGGAGACGGCTTAATAGTTTCATTCTTAACGGATGCTAACGATCCGGCGCAATTAAATATTCCTGGCGGTAATTGGAATTATGAGATTTATGTTTCAATGAGTGCTAACGGTGGAACGCCTCAGCTTTATGCTGAGTTGTATAAATACGACGGTACTACTTTTACTTTGATTTCAACAAGTTCAAACGAAATTTTATACGACGGTACTACTTTAAATATGTACACTTTTGCGATGGCCGTTCCGACTACAACTTTAACAGTTACTGATAGGTTAGCGGTTAAGTTATACGCTACAAATAGTGGCGGTAAAACTACAACAGTACACACTCAAAACGGGCATTTATGCCAAGTAATTACAACATTCTCAACTGGAATAACTGCGTTAAATGGTTTGACTGCTCAAGTGCAATATTTACAAGTTGGAACAAGTGGAACGGATTTTAATATATCAAGTTCAACTGCAACGCATACTTTTAATTTACCTACGGCTTCTGCAACAAATAGAGGAGCTTTAGCAAGTGCGGATTGGACAACATTTAACAATAAGCAAAGCACTTTAAGTTTAACTACAACAGGGAATAGTGGTTCAGCTACTTTAGTTTCCAATACTTTAAATGTACCGACTTATACCTTAGCCGGTTTAGGTGGTATTAGTTTAACTTCTTTAAGTGCTACAACTCCATTAAGTTATAATAATACAACAGGAGCATTTAGCATTCAAGTTGCTAACACTTCTCAAGATGGTTATTTAAGTTCAACGGATTGGAATACTTTTAACGGTAAGCAAAACACAATAACAAATCCGGTAACAGGCACAGGGACAAGTGGACAAGTAACTTATTTTAACGGTACTTCAAGCGTAACAAGTTCTAGTAACTTTAAATTTGATGGTACTAATTTAACAATCGGGAACCCAAGTTCAGCATTAGCACAGTTACATATTTACAATGCAAGTGCAGCTGCTTCATTCTTACTACAAACAAATAGCACAACTGACTATTCGGAGATAGCAGTTAGAAATAATAGTTCAACGGCTACTTCTTATTTTAGACAATATTCAACGGCTGCAACAGGTAGTGACTTTGGTATATCAAGAGCAGGTTTAGCTTTATTCTTTAGTAACTATGCTACAAACTTTGCAATAGGAACTAGAAACGGTGGGGATTTAATATTAGGTACGGCTGATACTGAGAGGGTAAGAATAAATACTTCAGGCAATGTTGGGATTGGTACAAGCACTTTTAATGGCAATAATTTATTACAAGTTCAAGGAAGGGTTGATGCAAATTTAGACCAAGGAGCATTTAGATTATTTACAAGCGCAGCTGCATTTGCCGGTGGCATTGGTACAGGTGCTTGGGTTGAAGGAAGTGCAACTACTGACATTGCAATATATTCAGCAAACAATTTAAAGATTTATACAGGAAGTTCATCTACTGCAAAAGTTACCATAGCATCCACAGGAGCAGCTACATTCTCTAGTAGTGTAACGGCAACGAGTTTTATAGGAGAAGCTGCTACAACTGAAATAAGATTAAAAGGAGGAGGATATGGTGGTAGTTATAATACTTCTTTAAGGTCTATAACAGGAGCAGTAGGTGTTTTGCAATTTGGTAATAATAACGATAACTATATTTTAGCAGGTAATACAGCAGCAGGAGGGTATTTGATTTTTAGAGTAAACTGTACTAGTGAAAGTACTGCTTCAGGAATAGAAGCTATGCGTATTACAAGTGGGGGATTCTTAAAACAAAGTAATACAAGTACATATGCATCCCCATCAATTCCAGTAAATGAATTTAATAGTGACCAGAATTATCCAGTAATTAGAATTACTAATAGCAGGTCAAGTGGAGCAGAGGAAATGATTAGACAAGATTTTTCAGGTTATACGCCAAACAATACTTCTAGTTGGTTTATTTATTCTACCGATGCAAGTGCAGTAAGATTTTATGTAAGTTCTAATGGTGGAATAGCAAACTATCAAGCAAATGATACAAACCTATCGGACGAAAGAACTAAAAAAGATATTATTCCTTTAGAGTCTTATTGGGATAAATTTAAAGCTATTGAAATTGTTAAGTTTAAATATAAAGACCAAACACACGATGACTTTAATATAGGGGTAATTGCTCAACAAGTAGAATCAATAGCACCTGAATTTGTAGATATAGATGGTTGGAATAAACCACAATTAGATGAAGATGGCAATGAAATTATAAATAACGAAGAGCCATTAATGTCTGTTTATACTTGTGACCTTCATCACGCTACTATTAAAGTATTACAAGAGGCAATGGAAAGAATTGAAGAGCAACAAAAACAAATAGAAGAATTAAAACTTAAAATAAAATAAAATGAAAAATTGGGTAATAAACCAAATGGACACAAAGCCAAAATCCGATGGCTTACTAGATGTGGTAAGCGTAATACATTGGAACAGGATAGCAACGCAAGATGAAATAGTAGTATCAAGTTACGGTACTATGAATTGCACAACTCCAAGTGAAACGGATTTTACTGCTTACCCTGATTTAACACAGGCGCAAGTTGAGGGTTGGTTGGATGCCGGTTTAGATGTGCCAACTATTGACACTAACTTAGACAAGCAAATAGAAAACATAATCAACCCGCCACTGATTGTATTGCCGCTCCCTTGGCAATCTCAAGTAATTTAATTTATATTTGTATAAAATAAATAACTATGTTAACATTAAACGAGCAACAAATCAAAGAATTAGAAGCATTCATTAACACTATCCCAACTGCTTACGGTTTACCTTTATTGCAGTTTTTAGGAAAATTAAATGCTGAACAAAACCCACCTCAAGAGGTAAATCAGGACTAAATGGAAAGTATTGCAATTTTCTTGGCAGGACAAGCCTTAGCCATAATCATAGGCTTAATAAGTATCTACGTTAAAGTAAGCCTAAAACTGAAAGAACTTGAGGTGCGAGTTAATATGGTTGAAAAGCAAGAGGATGTGATTGCCAAGAAACTTGACAATATTCAAAATAGCTTAAATAAGTTATTTGTAGCATTAGAGAACAAACAAGATAGGGAATAATGAAAGAAGTAGTCATTACTTTATTGGTGGCTATTTTGATATTCTTTATATTTAGGAATAGCCGTTACACTAAAGACGAGCCGTATATCCTTACAAAGATTGACACGGTTTACCAGGAGAAAACTTTTACTAAGTTTACCAAGGGCAAAGACATTCCTTATTTTATTATTGACAACGACATACATACAGTCGAATTTACCGACACAATACACGATACAATTACAATAGTCAAAGATTACTTAACGACTAAGGTCTTTACTGACACATTTACAATAGATAGTTCAAAATTCACCATTATTGACACCATTAGTCAAAACACAATCCAAGGAAGGCGTTTTTTGGCTGATATTAAGGAAAGGACAATAAGAATTACCAACGATATATACCATAAGGATAAGAATGCCTTTTATTTCGGTGTTTTAGGCGATTTAAGACGCTTTGACAACAAATTAGGGTTAGGAGTAGGGTTAGGGTATAAAACCCCTAAAAATGGTTTATTTATCTTTGGTGCTTCAACTAATCAATATTCGGTTGGTTACTATAAAAAATTGTTCTAATTATGGCTTTACCAATGACATTTAAGGAGTTTGCTAAAAACCCTGTTGTCGCTACACTTTTTATAGTATTAGCCGGAATTGGTGCGTTATATATTGATGTGCGTTCTACGTTCCAAAATCAAGCAAAAGCGCAAGATTATAGGATTGAAAAGTTAGAAAATAGAGTTGATCTAGTTGGGGAAGCCTTACGAAAGTCCGACTCAATTAGTGCGGTATCAAATACCAAACTAAACACTTTGAGGGAATTAGGAGCGATAAAAGGAATAAAATGAGGTATCTAGTATTTGTATTTTTATTTGGTTGTTCGGTTACGGCACAGGAACCTAGTAAAGAATTAAATAAAGACGCTGAATTTGAACAGTTATTGAATAAGGTTAAGCAGACGACCATTGAAGGGGTTAAAGTCCAAGAAGAGGCCGATATGCAGCAAAAAACAATAATTAACGAAACGATAAATAAGATAGTTAGTTTAAAAAACGAATTAAATGAGGTTAAAGGCAAACTTGACTCTATTGATAGTGATACTGGGAGTAAATTTATCTTTCTGCCAATATCCAATAGTAAAAAAGATTAAAGATGACACAGTTGTAATTTTAACATTAAACCAAAGCGAACAAATAAATAAACTATTTATAAATTATAGCGACACAATAGGCAAACTTAAATTATCGTTAAACAAAACAAAAGACTCTTTAAATACTAATAAGATAAAATATGACTCTTTATTCAATGCAATACTTACTGAAAAAGATAGCCTCTATAACTGGAAGTGGAAATATAAAGCTAATAAAGAAGTCTATTACAACCGTGAAAACGATTATGAAACAACTAAAAAATATGACCAATATGTAAAATACGTTTTACTATTTATAATAATATTTCAATTCTCTAAATTAGATTAACAATGATTAAAAACTTTATTTGGCATTTATTGAGCGACAAGTCACCTTTAAATAGTGCTTTGGCGATAGGTTTGGGAGCTTTTATAATGATGTGTATTTTTGCATTATCGGATATCGGTACCGGCTTTTTAGGTAGGGATTTAGTAGTAAGCGACACAATTTATCATTCTTTTGTAGCGATTGTATTTGCTGCATTTTTTAAGTCTTTATATGAGAATATTAAAGGCAATAAAAATATACAAAATGAAGGATAAGAAAAACATTATAATAACAACACTAATAATAGTTTTTGATTTAATAGTAGTATATATTTTAAACAAGTTTTTATGATTTCTAAGAAAGCGATTGATTTTATTATCCAGCACGAAGCCGGTGGGAAGGCTTATTACGAAAAGTTTCTACAAAAGCCAACTTGGCCAGGTGGTCAAAGTGGAGTTACTATTGGCTTAGGCTACGATTTAGGTTATAATACCGAGAAGCAATTTATGATTGACTGGTCTCCTGTGTTAAATTTAAACTTTGTTAACGCTTTAAGGCCGGTATTAGGCATCAAAGGAGATAAAGCAAAGGCAATGATTAAAGGCGAAATATTAAACGTAAGAGTACCTTATTTAGCAGCTTATGAAGTATTTGCTAAAAATAGTATTCCTAGATATTTTGCGTTAACTAAATCTATATATCCACAATTAGAGGAATTAAACGAAGACACCCAAGGCGCATTAGTTTCTTTGGTGTTTAATAGAGGTTCAAGTTTAAACGGTGAGTCAAGAAAGGAAATGAAAGCAATCGTTGAATTGGTAGCTAAAAAAAATTATCACGGAATAGCTGAGGAAATAGAAAAGAGTAAAAGACTTTGGGAAGGGAAAGGACTCGATGGCCTAGTTATTCGGAGAGAAGCTGAAGCAGACTTAATTCGAGACTCAATCGCATAAAACAAACCAACACAATGACAACAACAAAACGCAAACGGCT